GACGTTAGCAAGCGTAATGTTGTTCAGCGTGGTGACCGTGTTCCCTAGCTGAACCGCCGTATTGCCAATCGTGATGGCTGTCGCAAAGTTGTTGTCCAACTGCGATAGCGGAATGGCTGTGGTTGCGTTCGCAAACGTATTGGGTACAGGCATCTTAGAACCTCGCTCTCATTTCGTGTTCCAACTCCAACGTGTGCAAAACCATGTTCACATCCGTGCTGGTAATTGTGAAACCTAGGTATTTTCCATACTGTTGAGCATCTGACTTATACAACTGATACCCCCCAATAATCCAACCAATTGTTGCGGCAGAATTATTGGTCCATGGGATAACGTACCCTGAATTGTTGTACCAAATTGTATTGTTAATCAACGTGTAAGGCGGACTCGATTGATATTCGCTATCAACCGTCAACGAAAGGCTAGAAGGCGTGTTTACCGTCGCCTCAACCCCAAACTTCAACGCTTGCTTGTCCCTGATCGGATCACCCAAAGGCCACAACGCGCTTTTGAAGGTCACCGCAACGCCCGCCGCCGTAGTGGCGTATAACTTGATAAGGTTCGTGCCACCCGTGCCGTAAATGGTGGTCACACCGCCCACCTGGGCGCCAGTAATGTTGGTCAACGTGCCTTGGCTGGTCATAAACCAACGTTTGTTAAAAAACACCGCCTGCACAGGACGGGCACCCTGCACCGGATCATTATATGTAAATGACCAACACGCGCACAGAATGTTGTTGATAAGCACCTGACCGCCCGAAACTGGCTGCGTAAAGTCAATAAGCGGGAAAATGCCGTCTAGGGCGTCCGACAACTTACTCGTTGTGGAGCCGACTAGGGCATAAATCCCGTACTCGTTCATGAATACTACGGATCGAAAGTACGCGTACAAGCCTTTCTTGAAACTCGTACCTACCGACGCCGACACGTTGGTATTGGTAAAGACCGTCACCCCGTCCTGCCCAACGCGCACATCCGAGAACACGTTGATGCTGTCGGCGCCAAACACGTACAGAAAGTTGTTGGCCGATAGCAGCGCCACAATGTTCGTGTGCAACGTCGAGTCAGTAATCAGGATATTGCCGGCGCTCACCGAGGCAAAGTCGGTGTAACTGTCCGCCGCCGAGTAAAAGACCGTGCGGCCCTGAGAAACCCAAGTGCGCCCGCTAAAGGTCGCAACGTCTGTGTTGGCGTTAGTCGTAACCACCGCCTCAACGATGGCCCCAGAACCCGCGCCAGCCGACACGTTAGCCGTGGGCGCCGAGGTGTAGCCCGACCCGTTATTGGTCATGATGACCTTAGTCACGGAACCGCCCGACACAATCGCCGTGCCCGCCGCGTTGGCCCCGCCGCCACCCGAGAACGTCACCGCGAACGAACTGGTGTACCCAGTGCCACCGCTTTTCACGATGCAACTCACGGTACCCGTCGCAAAAGTCAGGCTGGACGCAATGGCCGCAGCGTTAGCGCCACCACCGCCGCTGATCGTGATAGTCGGCGGAGAGGTGTAACCCGAACCCGTTTCGGTAATGTTAATGCCGACAACCGTATTAGCCAGCACCACCGCAGACCCGGTTGCCTGTACCCCGCCCGTTTCGTTGGGCGCACTAAAAGACACCGAAGGCGTTGAGGTATAACCCGACCCCACATTGGTCATGCCATAGTCCGACACCGACCCAATGCTAACTACGTTTGTGCCATCCCAGTTGTACAACCCTTTGGCCGGATCAATAATGAGGATGCGCTCATTCTTCCACTGCGCAATACGCACGCCAGCCGCAGAAAACTTGCCCGAGTTGGCAACCGTGACCTTAGTACCGTCGGTTGCGTTGTAAGCCTCTGCGCCGCCATTGGTGAAAAACGCAAAGATGTACTCTTTGTTATTCACATTGGCGTCGTACAAAGACTCGACAGTACCGCTCCAGACTAAGTTTGCGCTGGACACCTGAACGGTAGTTTGCGCCGGCACGGTTTTGACGTTGCCGTATCCAATCGGTTGAGCGTTCTCAAGCCAAGCGAACTCGTCCGAATCAATAGCCGTGCGGTTAGCTTGAGTATTTATCCCCTTAAAATTCTTGGAGATATGATACTGTTTGCGCTGCTCCGGCGACGCCATGATTAGTACGCCTGACTATACGGGGTCGGCATCCGGCGCGTCATCGTGCCAACAAGCACGCTCTGCACCTTCTTCATGTATTGCTGATTGAAAATCTCCGCCTCGCCATACGACTGCTCTTTGAACTTGGCCGTATAACACGCATAAAACGCAACAGGCGAAGTCCAAATATCAGGAATGGTATCGGTGTCCGTAGCGTTTACCAACGCCGTCGGCTCAATCACCGTGTCTAATTCCATCGTGTAAACTTCATCCGGCACAGGGCCGAGATAAAAAGTCTGTGGCCCGTACATGCTGTAAGCAACAGGGCGACCATAGTAATTCTGCCAATAACGCAACTGCGCATTGAAGTCCGTCCACGGCAAATACCGAAGCGGAATACGCGTGCTACCCCAATAGAGATTAAGGTTAATAATATCCATCGTTTGATCACCCTGAGGCAGTGATGCAAACGTGTATGTCTCTTGATTGGTTACCGTGGCGCTCGTCTGGATCGTGCGCAAACACCCGGTATCACGCACCAGCTTGTTACGCGCGTCGTTGATGTAATCCGTTAATTCCTGATCCGACCAGAAATTAGCGTTTGCGTCATGCAGTAACCGCCGGCACTGCGTGATGTACTGCGCTAATGTAACAGCCATTCACGCACCTCATTGAATAGTAGCTGATGCTTCCACTCCCCTCCCCCGACGCGGTTGCGGCGCCGGAGGAGGTTGTGCGGAGTCCGTCGCTTCCGGGGACACAGAACGACGAACCGTGGGAGGCTCGGTTGTAATGACAAAATTCTCCAACCACGCCATCGCCTTAGGGATGTCATTGGTGGTTTTTGCCCAACCAAGCCTAATCACATGCGGTGTTTTATCCTCGACATTATACCCAAATATGTGACCCGCCACAAAAGCCGGAATTTGCACCGTCTTCCCAGGCTGAAAGACATACGAAACGCCATCCCACCCATCAGTGAGAGACATTTCGCCTTCGTTGGTCACATAAACGGTATCGGTCACAGGTTCACCGGAGTCCCAACAACACGGATGTCACAGGTGCCACCCGAAACCGCCGTGTTGACTTTTACAAACAAAGCACCAGCCGTAAACGCATCCGTCGCCGCTGCGGTGCCCAAGGTCAGGTCTTGCCACTTGGTAGTGGCAGCACTCACATTGGACAAAACAGTCGCGTTAGACACGTTGTTCGACGTATTGCCATCACTTGAAGTGAGGACAATGACGTTGGCCGTGGCGATGCTCTTGTTGGCGTTCATTACCGTGACTTCACGGATAATGTAGCAGCCAGTGTTAGCCGTAAGACCACCCAACAGAATTGGAATGGTCGCTACGGCATTACCAGTGGCAGCAACCGACACCCCGCGCACTTCACCCAGGACATAACGCCCAAAGGAAGTCGGGAGATTGGTTCCAACAGCGTTGCCGTTTGCCATACCTACGCCTCCTTACGAGTTGTAGGTGCCGGAAGCCGCCTGCCCGCCGTTCACAGTGAGGAGCGTGACCGTCTGAGTGCCCGTGACCGCATTAGCGCGCACGTTAAACCCGTCAGAAATCAGCACCCCGCCAGTGTTGTTGGCGAGAAGAGTGGACCAGCTATTTGCGGTGCCCGTGTAGTTATTGACTTCAATCGTCACGTTCGCCGCCGGCAGCATCAGGTAGGTACCAGCCGGGATAAACTGCGCGCTGGACATCGCAGTGGCGTTACCCGCCCCGACGTTTGCAACGCTGACCGGCTGAAGATAACCACCGGACGTATTGGCCGAGGTGTTCGCAACGAGGATTTTGTTAAGGCCGAGAGCCATAGGTCAATCCTCCTTAAATCGTCAGGCTGTTGTAGCCGGTGACCTTAGTCATGGCTTTGGGCTTGGTATTCACCAATTCCGCAATCATGAGCACGGCACCAACATAACCAATCTGCCAGTTGGGCAGGGTGGACTCGAAGCCCGTGAACACGAACGAACCCTGGTCGTGGATATACAACGACAGGTAGTTGGTGTTCAGGAAGTACACCGTGCCTTCTGGGCAGTACGGATCGGGGTAGATCGGCACACCAGCGACCATCAGGGCGCGGAAGCCGGACTGCGGGCCATTGGCATCGCCGTCAAAGCCCGAACCCGGGGTAATGACGTACTGTTCCTGGCCGACATAATCCTGCGCAAGCAGGGTCCAAGTACCAAAGCCGCACACGCCGAAGGTCGGCACTTCAGCGCCGTTCTTTACCGTACCGGAGATGTACTGGAGGACGTTCTGACGGGTCGGGTTCACCGAACCAGCCGCATACTGCTTCGACTTCCACCACGTGTAGGTCGAGCGATTGATGTTGCCGTAGGTCGCAGTGCCTGTACCATCATCAACCGCCGCCGGCAGACCAGTGAACTGCTGCGTGTTGGTTGTGTTGGTGTACAGCGCCGTCGCCATCGCATCCATCATGACGTTGGTCGCATCATTCATGCGAGCCTCAATCAGCGGGATAATGGCGTGGTCTTGCTGCACCGCACCTTCCATGCCGAGGAACGGCACGGGGGCAATCATCAGCTTGAGGTTGAACTCAGCGTTGTAAGCGCCCTGCTGCACAGACGGCTGCGTGAAGGAGCCGCTGTAGTCAGACCACTGAGCGTTCACAAACTGAGAGCCTTGAACCGGCACAGTCACGGAGGACACACCACCCGTGGCCTGTTGGCTATTGGCAATAAGCGCCGCCATAAGCGGCGTGCTGTTGTAAATCTGTACAACCAGCTTCGGGATAAATGCGCGCCGAGTAACATAAGTCAACTCGGTGTACTGCGTACTACCCGTCGCCGGAAGAATACCACCACCGATAGGCATGGCTTATCTCCGAAGCAAAAATTACGTCCCCGTAGAAACGATCAAAGTCCGATAGGACGAGGATTTCTCCTCAACTCCATCAAAGCCTTGCTCGCCTCGTCTCTTGCCGCGTGTTGCGGGTTCTTCCAAAACGACGAAAGCGTGTTGCGCGCCGTGTCGTCCAGCACATTACGGCTAAACGTAGAAGGCGTCGGCTTCGCTTGCTCGTTCATCCACTTGTGGAAGTCCGCAGCGGTTTCATGATTTGTGATGCCGCGCTCAAGCATGATCTTTTCGACCTGCTCGATCTCCGACTCATCAGAAACTTTGCCTTTTTTGACCAGCGACTGACGACGCCGGGTCAATTCTTCCATGGCTTCCTTCTCGCGCAGCTTCTGCTCAAGCTGTTCCACGCGAGCGTGGGCCTGATTGGTCGCGGCATACACCGTGTCCTCGATCTCCAATTCAGGGATCGGTAGGTCAGGCGTCGCCTTCTTGGTCAGACGCAAAAACTCTTTGCGAGTTGCCGGATTTTCGGCCAGCCGACGCGCGAGTAAAGCCAATTCATCTCGCGCCTCAGGCGCCATATCTTCTAGAGAGGGCATGTCCCCGATTCCTTCTCTTAGATGACCTTCTTGCCGTCACCGGGCGGCTTAATGGCCATCTTGTTCTTGCTGCCAATCTTAGCAGCGGTAGAAAGACCACCCATCTCCGCATAACGCGGCGTGTTGATGATCTGACCGTTGGCTTGAGTGTTGTCTGTGGGCCGACGAACATGCGCGGCGCCACGCGGCTTGAAAAGGTCCATACTACTTCTCCTACATAGGCATGGCGCCGCCGGAAGGCGGCATTGGACCACCCGGAGGCGGCATTAAACCGCCAGCGGGCGGCATCGGCGGGGACGGCGGCGCTTGACCACCACCCGGCGCAAGCCCAGGGATCGGCGGAGCCGCCATCATTGCCCTGGCCTCAGGAGCGCCACCACCCAACTGCGGTAGGTTTTGGAGCAACTGAAGAATCTCGGCGTTTTTCAACTGGTCAACCTTGGCCTGACGCGGCTGAATCATGCCCGTCAACGCACGCACGGCTGACATAATCTTGTTGCCCTCAGGCGAATTGGAACCAATGGCCGGCAAAGACTGCTCCAACAAATCCAGCGCAAGACCAACATTGATCATCGCAGCTTCTTTGTCGCCCATCTTCGGCTCGGGCGTCATCATCGGAGCGCCCATCGGCGGGGTCACACCATCATTGGGCGGCGGGGCGGCAGGCATGGCATCAGCCGAAGCACCTTGGCTCCGTGCCATCAACGCCATCATGCGATCACTAGGACCAGCCATTCAAACCCTCCAACGACTAAGTAACAACCCATTAAGCAATTAGTCCAGAAAAAAGCAAACGAGGGGATATATTTACAACGTGCGTCCCCTCGGCGCACAGCGGAATCAACGGGTTCGCCCCGCAGATTAGTTACCGCTTCGCCTTACGACCACGACGACGCATGTCTAATTCTCCTTTCCGAACAGAGTGATGCCCCCGAAAAACTCATATTAGCGACGGGTCTTACGAGCCTTGCGCATCGCACGGTACATCTAAGATCACCCCCTTCAGTCACGGCTTAACCGCCGCGCACCCCTATCATTACCCATGGAACGTATCGCAGTCACGCGATATTGCAGGGAAGCCGGGGCCTCGGAACGGGCCAAATCTTTCTGCGTGTACCGGGGCTGATCACCCCTAAGGCTAGTAACCTTCTCCATCACGAGACCTTCTTCAAAGCCGGCGGAGCAGAAGGCTTGGCTTCCGGCGACTCAGCGCCCTTGGCTTCAGCCTTCTTCAACTTGTCCTTCAACAACTGTTTCATAGGAGGCTCTAACAAGTCAAGCAAACTCTCCTTGTCAATCGCCTGGGCCTTGAACAAGTTGAACGCCAAAGACCGCAAATCCTCCATGAAAATAGGGGAATTGCTGTGGGCATCTACCTTAACTACAAAGTCTTTTGTAAACTGTTGTGGGATAAAATCTATCCCATACTTGTCCCGATATGCAGTGGTATCGTCTTGTTGCATGACCTTGAGGTACAAGGTCGCCATCTTCTCCAGGGCGTCCTCAACAATCAAAGCGCGCTTCTTGGCGCGGGACGACCCCAGCCGCGCAAGTTGCGATGCGTGACTCTGAGAACGAACGCCCGACTCACCCCGCCCCGACAAGACCGAAGAAATGCCTGACGCCTCGGCAAACATGGCATCAATTTCATTCAATTCCCTAAACAAGTCCTGAGGCATATTAGGCGCCAAACGCTCAACCTTGGCATTGGGCATGTCAGACGCCAACAACCCGCCGGCACGGTTCAACGCAAAATTCTTTTCGTCCAAAATGCCGGTAAAACCCGTTAAAGCCGTGGGCGGACTGACTTGCTTCGACAGCAAATCCAGAATCTCGGCCATGCGCTTATTTCGCATCTCCTGCAAATAAACCAAACGGCTAACCTCAGACTGACCCCAGTAATAATCCGGCATCGGATTGGGACAAATCTGGATAAACGGCAACTCGCCCTTAATGAACATCGACTCGTTAGCGCGGTCATAAATAACCACATCAGGCTCGGCAATCGTCACAACCTGATAGTCGTTAGTCTCGTCATTCCAGACATACAACTCTCGCATTTCAATAGTGTCCTCAGACACCTGAGGCTTCATGCGGTTGTAGCCCGACAAATCCAAATTCACATTGCCGTAAATGGTCGGATCAACAGAATTGACGATGATCCTATTGATACCATTCGGCATATCCTGCGGCTGGTACTTCTGCTCCGTCACGCGACGCATAATGTCCGCTCGCTTCGGATGCGAATACAACCGCGCCGCCAAGTCAGAACGCGTGATGTAATACGTATGCACCATCGCCTCCTGGCGATCCGTGTACATAACGTCCTCACGCAACACACCAATCGCACCCGGGTCCACCATGTAAGGGGTAATCGTATTCTTCCGGCGCACCAACTTGATGTACGCAGTGTTGTAAACAAATGCCCAGGTCAGCCCAATGCCGAAGACCTGATCCGCATTTGAATTGTTCCACTCGTCATTCAACGCACTCGTCAGCACCGGAACCTTGGCGTGCTCCGCCTCATGCACCGACGCGCCCAGGCTAATGCTGAACCGCGTCGTGTCAGCCGAGTACATAAACGAGGTCAACTGATCAATGTGCGGGTAAATCTTGTTGTAATGGGCCGGCGCATCCTCAGGCCCCGACCCAAACAAGTAATAACTCCGCAAGCTGGCATAGTCAGAACGCCGCTCGTCACGCGACACATAACACTTGTTGATCAAATCAAGGTAGAAAGTCTCGCGCGCTACGGCATCCGACGGAATAATCATGGCTTGATCTTCAGGTTCTCATGGTCTGCGATATAGGAAGCCGGCTTCGGCCCGGTCAACCTACCAGCATCCTTGGGGTTAAAGCCAACACTTTCTCCACGCACCGACCTGACCGCCTGACCAGACATCACCGAAGCCATGTTGTAACCCGCACCACCACCCCAAATCACGCCATTCGGACTCTGACGCGGCGGCGGCTGGTTGTTCCGAGTCAAATACCCCTCCTGATGCTCACCCTCCCGGGTAGACTTCAGGTTGGTCATGTCAAAGTCCTTGGCCAGCCCCTTCAAAGTGCCATCAGTGCCCTTCGTCCGGTCCGACATCAACGCCGGCGCCTGTAAATGTACAATCATGATGCCCTCAGAGCATCCATGCGGGCAAACAGGCTCCCAAGCCTCAAAAAACCCGTGCGATTCGCACTTATAGTCCCTTTTTACCGCCATTTTGTCCCTCCATCTGCTCCAAAAGCGTTGGTTCACCGTAGTCAGCCCGGTTTTTCACCCGAACATCAACCTTAAAACCTTCCGGCGTCACCCTTAACCCCCAGTGACGCGCCAACCGCAACCTCGGCTGCGCCCGGTATTCGGCAAACTTAACCTGATTACGCCCCTGCATGACAGCAATCTCCCCACGCTCCCACGCCTGCAACGTCCGACTAAGCCGTATCTGGTGCACCTCAGAGAAATCTCCCTCCCCCTTGGTCACCACATTCCGCAAATACTCCGGCCCAACCCCCGCCAACTCCGAAAACATGAGAATGGAAATGCCGCGATTCCGGTCCTCAATGAACCGACGCAGCCGCTCCCTCAACTCTCGCTTGCTATAGACCGACATTTGCGCGCCAGAAACGACAGGAAAACCTCAGGCACCGATTGCCCATCCATCTGCAAACTCAACTTGATCTCACGCACATCGAAAATCTCGAACCCCGCGCGCTGCATCAAAGCAGCCCACATGTCCACGCCCAAGATCGAATAGTGATTGGGGTTCCACTCATGCCTGCGCGGCAACGCCGGGGCCGGAACCTCCACATACAAACCACCACCCATCTTCAACACTCGGTTGAACTCATACAACGTGAACAACGGATACACCGAATGCTCAATGGCATGACGACACCAAATCAAATCCACCGAGTCGTCCGTATCATCAAGATCACTAATGTCACCCAACGTGCAGCCATGCCCCTTCCGGCGACACGCATCCACATCGTCCTGACTCAACGTCACTCCCCAGAGAGAGGAAAAGCCGGCACTCCGCATTTCGTCCATGAAGACCCCGGGGCCACATCCCGCATCAAGCACGAAGGGAGTATCCGGCAAACGGAATAATGGGATAAATTCCGACACGGCTTGCTTAATAAGCGCATTGTGAAAGTTGCCCTCCTCAGGCTCCGAATAAACAGTTGAACGAGCCAACTGCAAATAACGCTGAAACTTATCCTGCTGCATCCCCAAATCCTATCCTCTTGAGATACGTACTCACCGTACGAGAACCCTGTATCTGCTCCGGCGTCCGCTCGTCCAACGCACGCGACGCCTCACGCGTCACCTTCATCTGAACCAAACGCGGCCAAATCTGCTCGGCATAAGCAGCACAACCCAACGCAGAAGCAATGACACGATCATCCTTCCCACGCCCCTGCGCCATAATCGAACCACCATCACGCCGAATAGACTTCATCTCATCAATCAAATCCAGACTACGAACGCGCATCATACCACGCTCAAAGTAGTCCTTCATGTAATTCAACATCCGCTCCTTAGACGGACCCGTCGTCAACCAACCAATACTGTTACTAATCCCACCCAACGTATCATTCTTCCGCCACATGTAATTCTGCATGTGCGCCAAAACATTCATCAAGTCCTTACCCTGGTGACCACCCAACGCCGCAGCCTGACGCTTCAAGTTGCGCAACTCATTGATCACCGCCTGACCAGGACCATTCACCTCCAAATTCAAAGTACTGTTCTTGTAAGCACCAGCCAAATGCGCAATCACCCAAGCAAATTGATAAGTATTCAACTCATGCGTGGCAAACTCCGCCACTTGCTCCATACCATCCGCATAACAACGATAAACAGAAATACAAAAACGATCCGCCCAATCCGAAGACCCATACGCCGGATCAGCACCAATCACATAATACGCCGTGTCAACCGGCTCCTCCCAAACACTCAACGTCGCTAAACGCTCATTCGACTTCATCACCTGAGTATCAACAAACGTGGCACCCATCACATACCGATAATAAGCCGGCACCTCCTTCTTCGCATCCTTCACCGCATCCGTACAACGCGCATTACTGAAAAACGAACTACCCGACATCACAAAGGCATAGTCCTCAGTCGGCGGGAACTCCTGATACATCAGCGCATCATCACGTATCCCCTCGGCCAACTTCCAACGCCACCACGCCATCTGCCGGGAATTAATCTCAACGCCATACAACTTCTTAATCTCACGCGTCCACTCACGCTCCTCAGGCGTCAATCTACCATCCCAATAAGTCTTGTACACGGGCGTATCCGCTTCGACAGAATAAAACTGGTTCCGCCACCAGCCACAAAAAATCGCTCGCTGCGTCCGCGCACGCTTGGCCGTGACATACATATCATGGAACATGTTGAAGCCGCGCGCCGTGCTCTCAAACATATACAACCTGTCGGGGTTGGTCTCAGCCAACGAAGCCAACAAACTCGCCAAACCCTCCTCATCACCCCATGAGGATGTTTCCGTGCCATGAAGGTACGTAATCGCCTTGCCACGCCCCAAACTCCCCTTCGCACGCAAACCAGCCACCTGATAAAACAACCGAGACCGATTCTTCAAAATCAACTGATTCCGATTATGCCCCTCCAACGGAATCTTAAACTCACGCGGCAAATGCTCGTGATACATACCCAACGTCGAACGGAACATCTCACGGTTCTCCTCCGTGTCCGTCACCAACGTCGCACCCAAACCAGGATGCGTGAAAACCCAGTAAAGGTCCAAAGCTAGG